TATCACTCATGCCCAATAGGTTCTTGGCTAAAAAGATTTGAACAGCCGCGTTCATGTTTTGGCAGGCATTATTCAACATGGCACGCCGTAGACTAATTCTAACTGCACTTCTGCCTTTTTCCAGTTCTACGCTAAAATTGTAGGTCAGTGTATTTTCATCAATGCCAAACCAATCTGCTATCTCTTGGTTCTTACAGCCCAATGCGGCTAACTTATAGACTTCATCTGGTGGCACTACGGTTTTGTCACGGCCAACAGGCAATCCCAATACTACTTTTTCAGTGAGTTTTTTTGGTTTGGGGCCAGTTTTCTTACGAGGGGTTGGGGTATCATCTTCTTGCATAAGTTATTATTTATATAACACCCCAAAAATCCCAATATTTCTACCGGGATTATTATATTATTCAAATAATCCACTGGCTCTCAATGGATCTACATCACGAAAGTGAGCAAGAATACGCTTTAGGCTGATCTCTACATAGTTGGCATCAAGTTCTATGCCCACATATTCATAGCCCAACTCCACAGCAGCCATACCTGTTGAACCACTACCGTTGAAAGGATCCAATACCTTACCGTGGGGTGGGGTCACTAACTTTATGAGATATTTCATTAGTTCAACTGGCTTTACCGTAGGGTGGTTGTTGCCTTTTTCTGTAGGTAATCTCTTGCTGTCAATAGATAATACTTGATTTCCGTTTTCATCTTTATTGTCTAATATGCCATTAGGGTTGGTTGGCGGAACTTTGGCATTATGCTCCTCAATCGCTTTTTTCAATCTATAGACATTCTTACCAATCGCAGGAGTCCATAATGGATGTAGATGTATTGTCTCTGGATCATTATGTTCAATAGTGGGAACCTTTTTAAGATCAAACCCAGTATGTCTCTCCTTACGGCTGACTTTGGGACAATAGAAATATTTTTGATAGTCTGGGATTTCACCTATGACATTTGAGGGGAAGCGTCCTTGTTCATTTTGTTCATATTGTGGTTGATTTTCAATGTTGGGTGTATAATTGCCGCCTCCAACGATATATTTGTTGCTGGCTCTGCCCACCGCTTTTTTTTTGTCATTCATATCCTCCCAACCAATCCTCGTAGCATCAATATTCAGTGCTCCCGTGCCCCACTTTTGCACATTCTTGGCCGTGCTTAATTTGCTTGGTTTGCGGGCCAAACAGATTGGTTCGTGTGCGGGTTTTAAGGCTGTGCCCCAACCTTCCCACTTTTGTGCTTCTGGATCTGTGCAGACTGTTTGTTCTGTGCCATTAGCATATAGATTTATATCTTTGCCGCTAAGTTCATTTTGTAATTGTTTTGATTTAAGAGTTGTATTTTTGATTGCTTTAGTTTCTTTAATGCCAAGACTTCGTTGAATACTGCGACCAACATCTTGACTTTTAGGAAAGCCTGAACTATAGATCCACATAATTTGATCACGGATCTCAAAGCCTGCTGTCTGTAGGCTCATTGCCATATGATGATATGTTCTGGCTGCGGAAAATGCCAATATGTGTCCGCCGGGTTTCAATACTCTATAACATTCAATCCATAAGTCTCGTAGCCAATATTGGAATTCTAAATCGTCTGCCAGTGAGGTCATTTTCATTCCACTGGGTAGATTATGTAGGGCTGTGAGTTTGGTGGTTGTTTCGGTGGCTTTTTTACTATCCCAATCTTTACCTAAAAATCCAATGCCATAAGGGGGATCTGTTATGATTGAGTCGAAGTGATTGTCGGGATACTGCTTGAGGACTTCACGGTTGTCCCCTTGTATGACTTGATATTTCATTTGTTTCTCCTGTAGCAAATATCATTAGTAATTATTCTATTCCCTACGACAGCGTAGGTTTATGGTGGTTGTTCCAGCACAGTGCTCACGCCAGCAACGCTCCCAATAGACTTCACCGCCCTTGCTCACACGGGTCAGTGTTTCCTCAACATTACAACCTGTATCACCACAGGCTGTAATTAAAAGGGCCAACAGCACGGAGTATTTCATTCTGAGTCCTCTAAACTTTCTAAACGATAATATTCAATACTGTATTCTGTTATTAAATCTTTTACAAATAATCTAATTTTATTTTCTGCTTCTATCTTATTAAAAGATTTAGGATAAGTTCTTGTATTTTTCCAATGTTTCCAAGCGGCCATTTCATAAAACTGATCTGGCCATATCCAAGGATTCATTTCTTTATTATAATCTTTATAAAAGGTAGTAGCGGTTATTCCAATATTATCTTTGTATATCTTATTGATTTGAGATTTCAAAGAACGAAGTTTAGTATTGAGTTTCATTCTGCGGCCTCTAACTCTGCTTTATATTTTAGATAAGCAATTTTAACAAATTCCAATTCTTGTTTGGAATGACCTTTGATCAATTTCCTTACTAAGGAATTCAATCCATATAGCATTGCTTCCTCTCCCCCAGCATCTTTAACCCATTTGGTATATACTTTTGAATCAAGATTTTTTTTCAATTCTGATTGACTGATTGAAAAACTATGGGGCAACCGACTCCAATCACAACTGGCAAATACTGCCTGTGTGTTGCGTTCCCTTTGATTTTTAGGTGTTGGCAATTTCATTCTGCGGCCTCTAAACTTGAGCGAACATTATACATAAACTCATCCCAATCAATTGGGAGATCCATTTCAAATTCTTCTCTCCAACCTTCATCTTGCTCAAAGGCTGTTATATAATCTGGATTCTTCAAAAGCCAATTGCCCAATAGTCCTTCAAAAAACCCTGCCTCTAAATTCAAAGCCTCATCTGCGTCTTCTGCTTCATCAGCAGCCGCTTCAATGGCTTGATTTCTCAATTGGAATAACTGATCTAAAATTGGGTCCATTTTAATACTCCTTTGTATGTGTTAAAGTGTTTTACTACAAGAACAAGTATAGCAAAAAAGTGGCACCCAGTCTGTAGTTAAAATGCCACATTTTACCAAATTATGCTGCTAATTCCATTTGATGAAAGAACTTATCACCGTTGAACTCATCTTGCTCAAGACGACCACCAGCAACAAGACTGCTAATAGCACAACAGGCAATAATAGCCAACTCAATCATTTCTTGAAAAACGATAGGACCACCTTGACTAATCTTGTCCAAGACATAATCCAATCTTTCTTGTTCTTGGTCAAGGAACTCTGGTATGGTGAGACCTTGGAGCAGTTCCGTATTCCTATCAAATTGCAATCATTTATTATAGCAAAGTTATTTATTAAGAACAAGAAGTTTTTTACTCAATATCAAATAAGCGCCTAAATTCACTTGTTGTTTTTTAGCCGCAGGCACTGTTAAAATTTGATCCTACTCCTACCATTTTTAGCCACAATATAACTTGCATTAAAATGTTTTGCTGCCTCTATAATAATACCTCTAGGCAACCATTTTTTAGTAAAATCAAAATTCGGATATTTTTGCGCTAATGTATTTTCTAAAATTGGCATAAAATATACTTTTTTAACTGTAACATGTCCTTGCTTACGTTTACTGTCCAAAATACTAATTAGTTCCTGCAAAATAAATTGTTCCATTAGGCACTCCAAATGTTATAAAAAAAAGCACAGCGTTTTTACACGCTGTGCTTGCTGTGCTTAGTTGTTACTGCAAGTAAAGTTAATGCTACGTGCCCTAAGCATAGGTTTGCTTTGCTTTACTAATTCCGCTTTAACTTTTGCTTTAGCAATTGCACTAATGTTAAAAGTGTCCACATTTGCTAATTGCTGTTCCAACAAATTACGTTTTTGATTATTTTGTTGTTTAGCCCATTGTTTAACACTGTCCGTTTGCGGAGCGTAAATTGTGCTATTTCCATTAAGTTTAAAATCCTTTAACACAGTCCACTCCGGGGGCAATACATAATTGTTATTTTTTGCTACTTCCTTAACACTATAATAACGCATAATAAACTCCTAAGTTATGTAAACGTAAGCATTACTGCTTACTGCGTTTGTAGCAAGCGTTATTGCTTACTACACATATATAATAGCAAAAAGTTGCAACCTATGCAATGCTACTTTAGTAGCAGTTGTTGTTTTACAACACATTGTTGTTTTTTTGCTACAGGCACTCCGGTGTTGTATTTGTGCAACAAGTTGTTGTTTTATTGCTACATTATACTTTAGTATTCTGTTGTTTTTTTGCCACGTTGTATTTGTGCCACGTTGTATTTGTGCAACTGCTACTAAAGTAGCATTGCACAACTTGCAACTTTTTGCTATACTATAAGTGTAGTAAGTAATTGTGCTTGCTACTAACAACTAACTTAAAGTGTAAAAATATGTCTAAGTATGAATATATAGATATTAGCGAATTGCGTAGTCGTTTGTTACAAGAAATAGAACAGTATTACAAATGTATGTATTACAAGCGTAATATTGCAGAATTTCAAAGTTCGCAGTTTGATTGTTTGCTAGATAATGTGCTTGCACAAGTAGAACTAGAAACTAAGTAAATTCTAGCAAAAAAACGCAAACAATTAATTTAATAGACAGCAAAAGCAGAACGTATGTTCTGCTTATTTTTAATGAAAGTATAAAAATATGAGTTATAGATTACAATATGCAAGTGCCACAGAACGTGCAGAAATTGAAAAGTTTCAAAAACGTATGTTTATTGGGCAAGAAGTTGAATACAACAACAATTATGGGTTAAAGACTTTATTTGTTGTAGGTCTACGTGATGCTAATATTATTTTATTTCAAGCACGTGAACTAGATTGCAAACACATTTTCTTTGGTGCAAATTATAGTAATCCCGGTCATTTTGATTCTGAATGGTCTAAAATGATTAATCAAGTATGTTTACACTTGCCTGCTACTATTGATGTTTCTCAAGAAAGCATTGAAAGTTTTGTTAAGTGTAAATTACATTTAATCGAAAACTTAAGTGTGCAAATAAGACTGACAGTGCCGCACATTAAGCAATTGTTAAATGATCGAACATTTGTTAAACTTGATGACCTACAGCAAAGAACAAACAATGATGTTCGAGTTATTAAACTGCGTTCAATTTATGATAATTCGAAAGCAACCGAGTGGAAAGAATATGGCAATGATCAATACTGTGAATAATTTTACAGGATTATATCTATAACTAGAAAAGGGGAGCAGGAAGGTTTCCCCTAACCGTATCTTGAGTCAGCGGGTAGCAACGCCTCTCATTAGCACTCCTGCTTGTGCTCCAAATCTGCCGGACTGATCCAATCATAATCCGGATATTCTTGTAGAAATTGATATATGGCACTTTCTTCTGAACGTGCTCGAATAGGTTTATG